CAGGAGCACCGGGAAACTGGTGTTTTTTGTTTATAAAATTTTAGAGAGGAGGACACGGTCAAGTGGCAAAGACAAAGCTGAAAGACCTGGAAGTAACAGAGGTTAGCCTGGTGGATGCTGGCGCAAACCAGCACGCGCACGTTGCCCTGTACAAGAGAAACGGCGGAAAACCGGAAGAACAGCCGGCAGGCCAGAATCCGGAACAGACACCAGCAAAAAGTGGCCTGCACAAGTTCTTTTCTGCCATTGGTAAGGCGTTGAAGTTGGACCAGGCGGACATTGACAGCGCAGTGGCCGACATTGAAAAAGCAGATACATTCAATGACAAGATGGAAGAACGCAAGCTCCGCCGCATTACTGATGAAATTTGGGATGTGTGTTTTGCACTGGAAAACAGCTTGTGCAGCATTATCCGGGACGAAGAAGTAACGGACAAGGCCTCACTGATGAACCAGAGCATTGACGAGTTTGACGTGGCCATCAAGGGCCTGGTTACTTCCTGGGGCGCAGGTAAAACGGCACAGATTGTAAAAACAGCTGGTGCCGTGAGCGTGGAGCACATGCAGGAAACCGTTGACCGCCTGGGAGGGATGATTGAAAAGGCGACAGGCAAACAGCAGCCGCCGGAAACAGAGGATCCTAACCAGGAGGGCGGGGAGACACCGCCGGAAGATAACGGAAAAACCAAAACAAAGAAATCTATAGGAGGAGAAACTGACATGAAATTCAACGAGGCAAACATGACAGCAACAGACCGCATGGCGTTTGAAGAACTTAAAAAGCGCTATGGTGTTGAGGATGGAGCTGAGGGCGCCGGAGCAGGCGCAGGAGCAGCGCCGGAGGGCGTAGGCAAGGCAGCTGGCGCCGGAGCAGCAGAAAACCCAGGAGCGGCCGTTGAGGGCGCACAGGGAGCAGCTGGACAGCAGGCAGCAGGTACCGGAGAGGATATTTACAAGGGCCTGCACCCATTAGTGGCAGCTGAGCTGATCGCATTGAGAAAACAGGCAGACGCGGCGCAGGAGGAAAAACTGTACAACGTTGCCAAGAAGTACGAGATCATCGGCAAGAAGCCGGAGGAACTGGTCCCGACATTAAAGGCACTGCAGGCAGCTGGCGGCACTGCATACGACGACATGATCGGCGTACTTGACGGAGCAGTGGCAGCAGTAGAAAAATCCGGGCTTTTCGGAGAGGTTGGCAAAAGAGGCGTAGGAGCCACAGGCGGCACCGACGCATGGAGCCAGATCGAGAAGAAAGCAGAGGAAATCCGCAAGAGCAACGCCACACTGAGCTATGCAGAATCCATTGACGCTGCATGTGTACAGAACCCTGACCTTGTACATGAGTACGAGGCAACAAGACGATAAGGAGGCAGAGATCATGAGCTATTACGGAACAGTTATCAATGACAGCGCAGTGATCGTGGTAAAAGCTGGGGAAGAGATTCCGGCACCGGCTTTTTTAGCGGTTGGCGCTGACGGAAAAGTGGCAGCGGCAGGCAAGAACGCCATCGGTATTGTGCTGCCTGGATGTGACGACAAGGTAGCAGTGGGCGACGACCTGGACGTGCAGATCAAGGACATTGGCGCATGGACAGCTGGCGCGGCCGTAGCATACGGCGACGAGCTGGCAGTCGGAGCAGGCGGCAAGGCAGTAAAGGCAACAGCAAAGTCCTTTATTGTTGGTATTGCACTGGAAGAAGCAACCAAAGCAGGCCAGCGTATTGCTGTACAGATCGTAAAAGCAGGCTATAAGCCGGCAGAATAATAAACAGGAGGAATAAAAGACTATGAGCAGAAATGTAATGAGCACTAACGCAGGGATTGCGGCGGAAATTGCAAAAGGATGGAAGCCAAACCAGTACCTGACTAATATGTCCCAGGCATATTTCGCACAGCCTGGCGACTGGGTGGCACCGTCCATTTTCCCGATTTGCCCGGTAGCTACTAGCTCCGGATTTTACTACACATTCGACAAGGGAGATCTTGCGAGGGACAACGTAGCCCGCAAACCGGCATTCGGAAAAGTTAATCCGGCCATCATGGGAACAGGAGAAAACCAGTATGGCTGCAAGGTTGACCAGGTTATTGTCGGCATTGACCAGATCGCAGCACTGAACTACCAGCGCAGCCATGCGCCGGGTGTACAGGATCCACGCCGCGCCAAGGTTCGTTTTGCTAACGAGCAGATGAGCCTGCACCTTGATATCCTTTTCGCAAAGGGATTTTTCCACAGTGGAGTATGGGGAGACGAATGGCAGGGAACAGACAGCAACCCAACTGGTAAGAAATTCCTGAAATTCAATGATGCCAACTTCGATCCGGTACACTTCTTTGACGAGCGCCGCCGCGATATTAAGCGCAGAGGCCGCCGCCAGCCTAACCGTTTAGCCCTGGGCTATGACGCATACCTGGCACTGAAAGAGCATCCGGACATTGTTGAGCGTGTGAAGTACACCGGATCCACCGCAAACCCGGCTATCGTAACACAGCAGGTTCTGGCCCAGGTACTGGGATTTGAGCAGGTTAAGGTACTGGAATCCACATACAATGTGGCGAAACCAGGAGAAGAGGCTGACATGCAGTTTATTTGCGACAGCAACGCAGCCCTGATGTGCTATGCAACTAACACCCCGCAGGTAGACGAGCCATCCGCTGGCTATATCTTCACATGGGATATGCTGGGAAATGGTTCCTATACTGCTATGGATCAGTACGAGGGAGAGAACGGAACACACAGCGAGTTCATTGAGGGACTTATGAGCACCGACATGAGAAAGACGGCCGACGATCTGGCAACATACTTTACTGATTGTGTGTAATGCCTGAAAGGAGGATGTTATGAGCTATGTATGCGTAAAGCCGATCACACTACTCGGCAACAATTACAAGCCGGGAGAACTGATCCAGGATGGACACATCCTCCCGTCCAGAGAGCGTGCGCTGGTACGCACTGGCTGCATTGCTGAGGTAGCAGGAGGCGCTGAGCTTCCTGTTGCTGAGCTGGTGCAGGTAAAAACGGGGGAAGAGGTTACATTTTCCGTTCCGGTAGTGCAGGAATCTGACGGGGACACAGCCCAGGTCATGGGCGTGCCGCTGACAGAGGGAGATATGCAGCAGGTTTTTTGCATTATGCAGATGAACGCAGACGAGGCTACAAAAGCCATTAAAGATGTGAAAAGTGAGAATATTTTAGTTGTAATTCATGCAACAGATTCTCGTGTCACAGTAAAGAGAGCTGCAAAAAGCCAGGCAGAGGAGCTTTTGCTGGATGATAAGGCGATCTTGACGAATGACCAGGCAAAAGCAGAGAGCTTGCCAGCAGAAAGCCAGGGAGTATCAGAAACGCCGGAGCCAGCAGAAAACCAGGAAGCGGCTGAAACACCGGCAGAAGGGTAAGGTAATGCCGCATGAAAAAAACGTATACCTACAATCCGGAGAAGATAGGAGAGCAGGGCGTTGATCGTATGCGCTTCGAGCTGGGCGACACCATGGTTGAGGGCGAACAGGAAACCAGCGCTTTGTGCAACGAAGAATACGAGGCCATCATTGCGGCAAGAAAGACGTGGAAGCGTGCCAAGCTGGCCGCGCTGGAAAGTATAATGCGCCGGTTCGGCATGGAAGTGAACACGACGGTCGGACCGTTAAAGTTGGAAATGCAGAGCCGCGCGGAATTTTGGCGGAAGCAGTACGAACAGCTGAAAAAAGAGTGCGGAGCTGACACGGTACCAACGGCCGGAAAGGCTTCTCCGGAATCGGGAACAGACGGAGGCCATTATTTTTATGGTGGTATGCACGACAATGCGTATGCAAAAACAGGAGGGGGCGAGCGCGATCTTTTATTTAAGACCAGGTAATTTGTACAAGGATTTTCTTGTTGCAAAATGCACCAGCGGCATAGATGGGAAAGGCCGCCCTGTAAAAAAATACGAAAGCAACGACAGTGCCGTGATACATGCCGTACTGGCCCAGGCAACACCGCAGGAAAAAGCCAGATGGGAACAGATACAGCACCCGATCACACACACGATTGTGGACCGGGGCCACCCGAAAGCAGCGGAAACGGATCAGCTGACATGCGGAAACCGCAAGTTTTATGTGCAGGGCGTTGACGAACCGGGGCAGCTGGGGCTGTATACCATCTATTACGTGGAAGAGAGGGCAGACGTATGAGCGTGCCTGATATAAGCGTTGAAGTAGCAAAAAAAGTGACCGCTATCGGCCAGGAAATGAAATCCAGAGCCGCAAGAGGCAGCAGAGCGCTGAAAAATGCGGAGCTGCAAGTGCTGAGAGGGCAGCGAGGCGGCAGGAGCTACAAGAAATCATTTAAAAAGAGCAGTTACACGGCGTCTGCGCCAGGCGAACCGCCAGCAGTACGCAGTGGAAAGTTGCGGAGCAGCTTCAGACCGGTGGCAGGATCCTCTGGCGGGGCTTTATCCGTGAAAGTGGCCATTGAGACAGATACCCATTATGCAGGGTACCTGGAACATGGCACAAGCAAAATGGCGGCAAGGCCATACGTGGAAAAGATTAAACAGAAAGCGGAACCCGAAATCAAAAGCATTTTCGGAGCACCGTACAACGTGTAAGGAGGTGCCAACATGGCATTGATAAAAGACAGAGCGGCACCTGTTTTTGATAGTGAGCAGGTGCACAAGGGCGATCTGATAAGGGCAAAGCATAAAACATGGGACGAGTACAAAAACGGGCTTGTTGTTGGGATAACCAGCAATGAGCTCGTTGTGCTTTACCACACTGGCATAGGGAATGTTTCAAACCACTTTGTAATGCTGGCAAGCGAAGTGGCCGGCGGGGAATGGCAGGGAACCTGGACGGAGGACATGCAGGCCGTACAGGACATTGTACCCGCAGAGAATGAAAGCGACAGCGCGACAGCATGACTCTGGAAGAACTGATCTATACCAGGCTTGTCCAGGAGAAAGAACTGGCAGAGAGCCTGGCAAAGTATGAGGGCGTTCCGGCGGTGTTTTTACAGAAAGCACCGGACGACAAAGCCCAGGGGTGGGGAGTGAGCCAGTACCCCCGCGCTGATTACCTGGTAGACATGACAGCAGACCCGGAACGGCACAGCAGCGGCATGGTAAGCGTGAACGTATACAGCGACGACACAGGCAAGCCACCGGAGGAGTTGGCGCCGCTGGTGCGTATAGCGCTTTGTGACGTGGTAATGCAGGCAGATGATGGAGCCTATTGTATTACCTGGGCCAGAACGGAGCTGTTTGAAATGAACGACAGCCAGAACCCTAACACCCTAGTAAACGGGTGTTCGCTTACATTTTTACTGATTGCATTCCCACAGCAGATCACACAGGCACCGGATCCAGCACTTGCAATGCAGGAATTTTTGAAACGCTGGGAAACAGACGCCCTTGTGATCAATAAAGATCATATTGAAAGTTTTTATGAGCCGAGTGACTTCCACCCGGCTATTTATGTGCGCATTTCTGGGACGAAAAAGAAACGCCAGACATGCGCACTCACATGGATGGAGTGCAGCATGGCCATACATGTGATCGCACCAACGCCGGAGGCAAGGAACAGCTGGACACGGTATCTATACGACACCCTGGCCAGACTGGGAGAAATTATCCTCCTGGACGGTGCACCGCTGCTTTTTGATGAATTGGCGGTTGATAATGCCGCCGACTACCTGACCAGGGGGCAGATAACCATCAAAGGGCAGTATGCAACTGAGAATTTCAGTGAGTATTCCCACCCGCTGAAAGAAACCTATTTCAACAAATAAGGAGGACGAAGAAATGGCAACAACCAAGAAGCCCACAGAAGCCACAGAAACGGCTGAACAGGTGCAGGCGGACAATTCCAGGGGCGAGGCCGTAAAAGCCGAAAATGAGGCGACTGAGAAGCCCACAGCACCGGTCTACACTGCCGAGGAATACGCCAGAGCAGCTGCAAAAGTGTTTGAGGGCAAATACAGCCCGGACATCGTGCGCGCTGCCTTTACAGTAGCAGGAAAGAAAGAAGCGACCAAAGCGGAAGCTGAGGAGCTTGTAAAGAAATTTGCCAACAAGGAGGTCGAAAACTAATGAGCGGATTTTTTGTTGTAGGAGAAAAGAAAGAACGCCCTGGCGTATACAAGCGCTATGAGAACGCGGGCGGAGTAGAAGCGGCCGGAGCTAGATCTGGCGTCGGTTGCGCACTTGTAACAGGTAACTGGGGAGCATTAAACACACCGGTTACGATTGACCAGAGCACTGATATTTCCAGCGTTATCGGCGCAGGTTCCGGACACGATGCTATCACAGCATTTATGGCCGGAGGCATGGAGGAGTGCGTTGTGGTACGTGTTGGAACGGGCGGAACACCGGCAACAATTACCCTGAAAGATACCACAGCCAGCACTGCTGTTGATGCTGTTGTGCTTACAGCACTCTATCCGGGAAACAGAGCATTTACCATTACCGTAAAGGCTTCCCTGGATGATGAAACAGCAAAAGAGGCAACCATCTACGAGGGAACAAAAGCCCTTGAAAAAGTAACCTTTGCAGCCGGAAAAACAGAGGTTGACGGAATTGTGGCCGCATTTGCAAACAGCAAGTACGTGAAAGCCACGAAGAAAGCTCCAGGAAACGGAACTCTGGCAGATATTACACAGAAAGCCTTTACTGCCGGTACAAACCCGACAGCAACCGCTGCAGCATACGGAGAAGCTGCAAACGCAAGCGAGGCAGAAGTGAGAGACATGATCATCGTTGACACCAATGACGCAGCAGTCCACACACTGATTGCAACTCACGTTGCCAGAGTGTTCCAGGAGGGGGCATATACCATGGCGACCGTGGCAGAGCCTAGCTCCGTGGCCATTGAAACCCGTATGCAGCACGCGGCGGCATTCAATGATGAAAAAATCCACTATGTACTGAATCCGTACATTGGCACAGACGGCGTTGAGTATGAGGGTTATATGCTGGCGGCAAGAATCGGCGGTCTGATTTGCGCCGGTGCTGCAAACGCTTCCCTGACTCATACCGTGATCAGCGGAGCAGCAGGCCTGAAAGAAACCCTGAACAGCGGAACCATTAAGAAAGCCCTGAAATCCGGTTGCCTTGTGCTGTCCACCAGCAAGAGCAAGCAGGTATGGATTGAAAAGGCGATCAACACTCTTGTAACCCTGAGCAAAGACCAGGATGCAGGTTGGAAGAAAATCCGCCGCGCGAAAGAGCGTTTTGAGCTTATGGACCGTGTTGAGCAGACTACAGAGGTCCTGATCGGCCAGGTAGACAATGACACCGACGGCCGCGCGGCTGTTATCGCAGCAGCCCAGCGCGTTGTTGACGCAATGGTAGGAGAAAAGAAGCTTCTGTCCGGTACCGTAATTGAGGACGAGGGAAATCCAGCACAGGGAGATTCTGCATGGTTCATTATTGCTGTTGACGATCTTGACAGCATTGAAACTATTTACCTGACATTCCGCTTCCGTTTTGCAGCTGAGGAAGATTCTGAGTAAAGAAAGGAGATAAAGGACAATGAGTATTATTAACACACAGGCGGTTGCTAACGCCAAGAAAGTGCTGACCGGAAAAAACGGCGCACTGTACAATGCAAAGGGCAAACTGCTGGCCACTATGGAAACATACCAGGCACAGGTAAATGTAACAAATACCAAGTTCCAGCCGCTGGGCGACCCGCAGGAACATGAGATTTTTACCAGCTATGGCCAGACGCTTACTTTTACCGAAATCGTGGTAGAGGACGGCGAGTTTATTACTGATCTGCTGGCCGGAATGAAGTCCGGAGAAATGCCGTCCTGGAACTTCCAGGGCGTTATTAAGGGCCGCAACGGTTCTGAGGAAAGACTGGTATACAACGATTGTGTACCGTCCGGAAATATTGACCTGCAGAACGTAACAATCGGCGACCTGATCAAGAGACAGTGGAGCCTGTTCGTAAACGGCGCAGTAAACCAGCAGGGCAAGCTGAGAGCCTAAAACCATATAACTACACAGACAGAGCCGCGGGGAATAGCCTCGCGGCATTTTTAAAATAAACCAGGAGGATTTGAGAACATGGCAACTAAAAATGTGAATTTAGAAAATGAGGCAGCTGTTGAAATGACTGAGGACGAGAAGAAAGCAACAGTGAGAAAGTACGAAAATGACATCCTGGGCGGACTTATGGCAGCCGCCGCATACAAGACAGACGCAGAGGAAGCAGTACCGATTGAAATTAAGAGAAACGGCGCTGTTGTGCTGTCTTTCCGTATCCGCCCTATGGGTGAAGATGAATATTTGAAGTGCAAGAAAGATAACACAAACTACAAGCGCAACAAGCAGCTGGGTACAAGAGTGGCAGAGAGTGTTGACGCTGCCAGATACCGTGCACAGCTGATCTATGAGGCAACTGTTGAGGAAGATCGTGACAAGATTTGGGATAACCGCGACGCATGGAAGAACCTGAACGTGCTGAACGGTATTGACCTGGTTGAGGTGGTTCTGAAATCCGGAGAGAAAGACGAGATCCTGTCCAAACTTGACGAGATTTCCGGATATCAGCCGACTATGGAGGACGTAGCAAAAAACTAATCGAAGCCGGCGGCAAAACAACGCTTATGCACATTATTTTCCAACGGCACCATATCCCATTCGACGAGTTTTTGAGCAAGCCAGAATGGGCGCAGGTGCTCATGCTGGAAAGTATGAAAATACAGCTGATAGCTGAGCAGAAAGCAAGAGACGGCACTGAGGAGGGCGGTGAGTAAAAAGTGGCCGAAACATTAACTATTGAAATCCCGATAGAAGCGGTTGACCGCACCAGTGCTGGTGTGCAGTCGGCCACCAAAAACCTGACGGCGTTTGAACGTGCGTGGGACCGTACACAGCGCC